TGACCTCAAACCTATCGGTAAACTTTGTTAATCCATCATTATCGTTGAGATAGAAAAGGAAAGCAACGACTCTTCTAGCTGATGCGTGATCTACAACATCAACATGTTCATCAAACCTCTCCTCTCCACCAACATTATACCTTTTGATACGAAATTCTTCCAAAAACTTTAATTTTGGAAGATATTTACTTTTGGTATCATCAATATATTTCTGATATACATTTCTAACATAAGGTATTAATGATTTAACTACCTCTGGGTGATGATTATTAATATTGAGTTGTGTGAAACAGGGCTTATAATCTTCATTTACAAACTCTTGATTCTCACTCTTATCAATCAATTCAATCAAATAATGACATACTTCTTTAGAAAGTAAACTATCATACACCTGAACCATAACTAAACTCCTCTCTCGCAATTTGATCCAGTTTCTCCATCACTTCTGGTGTGAAATATTGTTCTGGATCTTTCATAATAGCCTTGGCGTAAATTTTCTTTCCGTCTCCAAGATCATATCGTCCGGCAACATTTTTCCACATCCCACCGAGTTCACCAAGTTCCAAGAGACCATAATATTTGTCAAGTCCTCGTTCATCATAGAAAAGACGAATAGTAACCTCTTTATTCTCCTTACTTAAACGTGACTTAGCAGTCTTTGCCTTGATAAGATTTCCAATAACTTCCGTTCCATCTTTCTCCTTTTTCTTAGACAAATAGATAATTGTAGACGCAGCATATTTGAGACCACTACCTCCACCCATTTCTTTCGTAGGAACATAAGAACCGATAACATCATAGGTATGATTGGTTACAATCATTGGAATGTTTGCCTGACCCAACTTCAGAGTTAACATCCTAAAAGCACCTTTGACTAGTTGAGATTTAGTCATGTCACGAACTTGTTTGTCATTCAGTGCGTCAGTAATTTCTTTCTCTGTAGAGAGCATCCCTAAAGAGTCTAACACAAACATACAAGGTTTACGTTCATCTTCAGGTTTTTTTAAGTATATATCTACAGCCTTGAGTGCTTTACTACGAAACTCTTCAATCGTCACAACGTTGACAACAACAACTCGATTCAAATCAACACCACGATTTTCTAGGAGTGACTTATTGACAGCTGCCTCAGTATCAAAATACAAGCAATATCCATCAGGATTAGAGTCCAGAAAATTCTTAACCACTGCGAGGCTAAAAAAAGTTTTTCCAGTACTAGACTCACCAGCAATGGCAGTAATCTTATTCCCAGATACACCGCCAAATATACTACCTGAAACAAGTCCGTTAAAAATGTACGAACCTGTGTCCACATAAGTTTCGGTTTCGTCAATATCTGATGCAAGTTTTGTGTAGTCATCGCCTATTTCTTTTACGATATCTTGTAAAAAGTCCATCATCCAAAAAATAATTCTAAGTTTACAGTTTTTTCAACGTTCCACCCAATAGAATCAAGAATAGTCTTGACTGGTTCTAAGAATGCCTTTTCAAATTGTAGTTCGTAATCAATGTATTTGTCAAGACCAGTTTCAACAGGAAAGTCTGAGATGAAAGAAATCACATTCTCTCTGATAGGGTTAGCTTTTTTCAGGTAAACAAACTTAATCTTTTCACCATTGTTGATGAAAGAATATTTGTTTTGAAGATTCTTTTCTCTAATATAATGATTGAAAAGAAGAGCACCTCTAGCATGAATCGGTGTTCCTTTTATATAAATTGAAGAGTGAGACTTATACTTATTTACATCAGAAACCATTCGAGGAAATGCAATTTCTTCCGGAGAAAGGTTTTTGAATTTTGTTCTACAATTTTCAATAAAATCAATCAAATCATCTTCAGTCGCTTTCATCATAAGTTTGAGAGCGTCTTTAATCATTGACCTACATGGAGCTGGAGTAGAAGACTTTACAGCTTCTATACCCATAATCTTAAGTTTAGGATCTTCATATCTAACTCCCTCACTATCCCAAACATTAAGAATGTATCGTTTCTTTGCTGTCCAGATTCCACGGTCTGCAATGTTCTCCCGTTTCATCTGCATCTTCTGATCATATGCATTTACATACGACGCAAGATTTTGATAAGAGGAATCGATGAACGGTTCCAACTTGTCCTTACAGATCTGGTCAATGATCGTAACAATCTTATTCTTATCGTCAAGCTTATTACTAAAAAATTTATTAACAAGAGGTCCAAAATTAAGATAGATTGAATCAGTGTCAGATGCAATGACATAATCAATCCCCTCCGTTTGTAATAGATTATTTAGATAACCATTCATACGGTTTTCAATCCACCGAATAGATACCTGACCACTCAGTGTGATAGCTTCTGCATTTGCAAGTTTGTAATATCTGAAGTACTGATTACCAACGGCACCATAAGCTGAGTTCAGTGTAATCTTTCTAACCATTTGAAAGTTATTGAACTTTGCAATATCTTTCACAGTCTGATCACGAAGTTTCAGAAGTTGTGTATCAGTCAATTTAGAATAGTCCTTATCTGATACCACTATCTCCTTTTGTGCACCTTCTCCTGCACCTCCGATTAAATACCCAATAACAACCTCCGGCACACAGCATCTCTCATTAAATTATACCACATTTTTCTTATTAAATGAAGGACGATTATTGTTCTGTGTTACATAATCCGCCCACACAACATTCTCCGGACAATAATCACCACTACTATCCAATCTTTCAAGTGTCATACCTTCTGGTGGTTCACCCATATCCTCATAAAAGTTTATAAAGGTTCTCCACCTATCACAAACTTTTATACCTTTTGCCCCATACTTATGATAACCAACACTATTGGGGTTATGGCATCTCATTACCATAGAGTTCCACCTACCATAAAGTTTTGTTTTAGTATGTTGATGGTTTCTTTCTTTTCTAGCACAACCACAGGATATAGTTGTTCCATTTTTTAACTTCTCCCTCCTTACAGATTTCTCATTTCCACAGGAACATTCACACAACCAATATGTGCGTCTCCCTCTCCTTTCAACAGAAAGAGCAGTAAGCCTACCAAATGTTTGTCCGGTCAAATCTTCTAACATAATACCCCCAATAAAGTATTATTTATATTATATGATATTTTATAGGGGAGGTGTTTACTTAAGACCCCTTCTCTTCATCTCCGATTCAATATCAACTAGTTTCTGTTTACTCTTCAACATCTCCTTCTTAAAGGCCTTACGTTCAGCATACATCTTCTCCATCAATTCAGGTAGAAATCCCCTTTCATCCTTTCTATACATTGCACCATTAGCACAAACCGCATAGTCCTTATACATCTCAAATGTAACTTCTTCATTAAGAAGTTTATCCACACTCACACTTGGATGTTTCTCATCCAAAAGTGTTTCTGGTGAGATATTGTATTGCATGATTAAGTGAGGATATAGGGAGTTAAGGTCAAAAGAAACCACATAATCATAAAGACCTGGTTTAGGTTCTTTGACATAAGCTCCAGCAAACTTAGAATCTTTCTCACTTCTATCCTTTGGGGGAACTACAATTTTCTTCTTTTTCAAATAATTGTAGATAATGGTATCCCACAATCTAACCTGAAACATCACATCAGTGTAGTTGACTTTACCATCATATGCCATTGTGATAGCAAGTTCAATCAATCTCAACTTGTCTTCCAGTCGATCAACAAGTTCCACGTCAATAATGTTGTAATCTACAAACTTCTTCCAGTTCCCGTTATAGAAGTCTTTGAAAGTATCAAACTCGGAGTGATCCAACTTCTTCTGACCGAGTTCAATATTAGCAATATAGTCTAGTCGATAACTCTCTTGATTTGTATAAGTAAACTTCTTATACAACTCCAGGTAATCTAGAGTAGTTGTGCCAGCAATATCATAAACATTAAACTTTCTACCCGAGATATAGATCTCTTCATGACTTACCAGTCCCCATGGTGAAAGAAGTTTAAGTTTCTTCTGTCCCATAATTCTGTCAATACGGCCACAAAGATATGGAATATCATAAAGACGACAATTCCAACCAGTCACAACCTCAGGGGGATTTTTATTCCAATGATAGATGAAAGAATTAAGCATATCAACTTCATCATCATAATGATAATAAGTTACATTATCCTGAGTAGGAGTATAAGGTTTTCTTCCCCAGGTCTTAATTTTTTTAGTGGCATAATCCTGCATGGAGATAGTGAGCATCTCCTCTGAACAAGAATCCGGATCAGGAAATCCTTGTTCAGATTTGACCTCAATATCAATGGTCACAAGATTGATTTTTTTAATATCAAACTTGATCTCATTTTCAGGATACTTATCAGAAATGTATTGGTAGATGTACCTTTCATTACCATAGATTTTGAATCCATCTACATCTTCATACTTCTTATAAAACTCCCTACAATCCTTCACTGTACCTGGTTGAATAGGTTCTACATTCTCACCATCAAGAGTTTTCCATCCAGTTTCTTTATTTGATTTCACATAAAGAGTTGGTTGAAATTCCTCTTTGAAGATGACGCTTTTCCCATTTTCATATCCACGGACCAAAAAGTTGTTACCAACCATCTGGACATTCGTATAATAACGCATTATTCAACTAGGCTTTCATACTTGTCTTTAAGTTTACCGTTTGGATCTGCAATCGTCAAGATCTTATCCGAATGAATCATGAATGTGTTTTGAGTTGAATAATCAACCATCCAAGGAGAAAGAGAAAGATCGGATTGATTTAAAATGAAGGGTTCTATCAATTTACAATCAGGTTCTCCGAGATCAGTTGATACTTCTTCAATCTGTGTTATCAGAATCTGATTGTTCGTCAACACTAGAAGTTTTAGATTTTTCATATTTTTCCAATCCTTTTACATATGTTTCTTTAAGTTTTTCAATTGGTTCGACCATACCAATAACCCAATCAGATACTACAGGGATATATTGATCTTGGCTGAGAGGAGCCCATGGAATCAATTGCATCTTAAGTGAATTTTTACTTACACTTTCAGATGGGATATCTCCAAAGAGCTTTACTCTACATGGAAATCCAAAGAAATAACCAACTACTTTATCTTCCCCGTCAGTTCCAGGAACTGTCATTTCTTTAACATCAGCAATAACGTCTTCACCAGACTTAAGCATTACAAGTCTAATAGTCATTCTCCCAATTTCTCCTTATTAAGTCTTACAACTTCATGATAGATTTCCAGAGCTTTCAAAGTCTCAGGTGTTTCTACCCAAGACCACTCTTCAGTTCTTCCTTTTTTATCAATTTTCTCAAATTTTTTATTAGTCATTTTTTATAGAAATTCGTCAACTACATTATACCACAAATACACCATTCTTTTCAAGAAACTTAAGAGTATCTTTTAAACTACCAATGTGAGCATATCCTATTGAAATTTGTGGATATTCAGCGTTCTCACCAAATTCAGACTCAAATGATTTTTGGCTGAAATGGTTATTCAACTTGTATTCTAGAATCTTTGAATTTAAAGATTCAAAAAGACTTTTAGCCCTTTCTGATTCTTGATTCCCATTTGTGTATATCACTACTTTCATAGTCTCAGTCTCTTTGTCTCCAGTCATCAGGTTTATCTTGTTTAAACCACTCTACAATTTCGTCAGCACCATGAAATCCGTTTGTATGATTTGAAGGATCAGGATCACCTAATCCCATTTTATTCAAAAAATCATCCATACTACCTTCCTCAATTCCAGATGCTTGGCGTCTTGCTTTATTTAACATCTCACGAGCAGAAGTATTAGCTTTTGATAACTTTTCCGCCCATATCATATCATCTAATTTTACCTCTTCCCTATTTACAATACACTTACAAATGAACTCCAACCGTAGTCTGTATTGGGTTGATAACATAGAATGTCTAATCACATCTGTGATATTTAGGGAAAAAAATAAGGAGATTCCTGGATTTTGCCAGGATCTCCTATGCGGCGACGATACCTAATATTTATAGGTAATCTTTTCTTTGATGATGTTCTGGAACGACTTTACCGAGTGTAATACTCAGTAACCCATCCTCAAAAGTAACTGATCTAACTTCCGTTTCATCTGAGAGTGTCCAAGATCTGGTGAAAGGTCTCTGAGCCACTCCTCGGTGGACGTATTCTGTTCCTGTTTCTTTATCCTCTTTTTGTCCTTCGACAAAGAGTTTACCATCTTGTGTGTAGACATTGACTTCTGCTTTTCTGAATCCTGCTAATGCAAGTTCTAATCTCGATTCTGTGTTGCTGATCGTGACTAGATTGTATGGTGGATAATTACTTGTTGTTTCATGCAAAGTTGTAATACGATCAAAGTAATCTTCCATACCAATGCTGTTTCTATTTATGAGGTCTAGAAACTGATTCAAATTTGCGGCATTATACTTCATAAGGTTGGTCATTTTACTTCTCCTTCTTGAGCGAGATTTGATTGTGTGGACCCCGAAGGCATCCAATACTAATTATACACGATACAAAAAAAGATGATGTAGTAATAACCACACCATCTTATATGGGTTTCCGACTTTTGAAGCGACCGCACGAAAGATCGCAAATTTATTTATTCATCTTCCTGAGCCTTACCTTTCTTACCAATATTATACTTCTGTTGCAGATTCCACTCATTCTTATCTCTGTAAGGAAGAACTTTAATCTGATTTAATGGTGCAATATCAAGAATTAAATCTTCCTTTACAACTTGAATCAAACCCCAGTCAACAAGAAGTCTGGTAATACGGTTTCTTCTCTGAACATCATTCACTGTAAGATTTGCATACTTACCATCAAGTGCAAACAGTTCTTTGAAGTGAACAATATAATACTTACCTTGTTTATGAAGGATATGACAAGATTGATAGAGTTTCTTTTCCTTACGAGAAGCTACACCAATTCTTGTAAGTGTTTCACGGACCTTAAGAAAATCATCAGGTTCATTTAACCTAACCTCAACCATTTTCTCTTGAGACCAATTAACCTGAGGTTCAACAGTTTGATTCATTTTTTTCCACCAGTGTCAAGTCGTTTCTTTATAAATTCAATTTGTTCATGAGATAAAATTTTCATTACCTGAGATGCTTTTTCATTACTATAACCATAGTAACTCTTTACATATTCAAGATCTGTGATCTTATCCTTTCGAATCCAAGGAGAGAACCTTTTCTTCTTTCTCAGAATATTTATATAAAAATTATATTGTATATCTTTATCTAAGAAATGATACTTATTCATTTCATTAGCGAAGAGAATACAGTCAAGATGACCTGACAGGCATTTATTTACAATAAAAGGAGGATAATCCTTCTTGAGAGATGGATCCTCCTCCAAAAGATTTTTCTTTGTAAAATTAATTGAGTTTAACCAATCCTTAAGTTCCATATCAAAGAATCAACTTTTTATTAGGTGTTGCAATTGGAGAAAAAATCTTTTCATAATTCTCCACTACATCATCTCTGGCATCACATTGATAAACAATAAATTGTTTGTCAATTGTCAATGTTGTCTTATCTTTTTGAAGAATAGACCAGGGCCCAAAACCAACTTGTCCAGATGCATTAGGAATTGCTACAAGTGGGTTCTCAATCTCAATAGTGTTTTCATCTTCATTGATGAGGGTAAAGATAACTTCTTCACCCGTGTTCATACGAAATACTTTAACGTTCATTTTAATAAATCATTTAAAATTACATTCAACCATAATTTCCGTCAACGCCGCCAGAAGATTAATTTCTTGATCTGCGACGAACGCAATTTGATACTGATACTTAGCAATAATAAGGACAGCAGCAGCAATACCAGGGCCGTCCAGGGCATTATAACAACCATCGTAAATGCGGCGAAGAAGTAAAGAAGGATCATTATCCAAGTTATTAACGACCCACTTCCGTACTTCAGAAAAGTTTTTTTCTTTGAGGTTTTTAAAGAGATCATCTGTTTTTACATCACTAAAGGTTGCTAGAATTCCAGTGTCAATTTTACCACTAACAGAATATCTTTGACACTCGTTAAGAACACGTCTCCAATCTGGGAAGTGTTTATTGATAAGTTCTACAAGAACTTTTGGATCATATTCCACACTCTCCGTCTCAAGTATAGACCGGAGACGG